ATCTTCTAAGAATTTAATTTTTCCAGAAACTTTTTCAACCGCATAAGGATCTGTATTATCAATCTTATCGCCATATCCCCATTTACCATTAGAGTAATCTTCAAATACTTTTTTCTTTACATCTTCTACACTATCGGTTCCACCTGTGTATTTAAGTTCTTTAAGACGTTTTTCAGTATTCTTTATAAACTTGTCTTTTTTTTCTGTAAATGTTTCGTAAGCACGTCTTTCAGCATCCATTTTCTGATTAAAACGTTTAGTGTTATACTTAGCCGGGCCGGCAACTATCCATGATGGGCCGGCTGCAAGTCTCTTACTTGCCATTTCGTTATAACTACTTCCAACTAATCCGGCATAAGCATTAAGACGTTCCCTAAAATATTCTTTCTGTTGAGGATTCATTTTATCGTAATTAAACTTATCTTTAAATTCATCCATCTCAACTTTTACATCATGTTGATAAACTTCACCAGAACGACCCGACATTGAAATATCATTAATTCTTGCTGCTACATTTGCATCAATTGTTGGAATAGGAGTTTCAAGTTCATCATTCTTTGTTTCTTCTGTAGTTTCTGTAATAGTTGTTTCTTCTGCATCTCCCATATTTCCGTTATATGCAGCATCATGTAAAGTTAAAAGTTCATTTCTTTCATCAGATGGCAAATCCTTAGTTACCCTTTCTGATGTAAGTCTACTTACTTCACCTCTTAATTCTTTTAATCGAGTACCTCCATTTAACCATTTTCGGTAATCAGAATCAGGGGCTAAATCTTTCTCACTTAATCCACCACCAAAACCACTATTTTTCTCATAAAGAGCAATATTTTCTTTTTCAATTTTTGAAATTTCTTTTCCAAGTTTCTTATACTCGTTTACAGCATTTTCTCTCGAAAGGTTTTTATAGTCAGTTTTTGGTTCAGTAATTTCAGGTTGAACAATATGGAAACCGGCTGCATTATCATTACCCATCATAGCTTCTGAACGGTTGTTATGTGCTTCTATTTCTGATTCTGGTGTATCTGGTTCATTTTTAACTTCTTCGAGTTTCTGTTTTAACTGTTCACGAAAGGTTTTTTTAGTTTCAACAGTCTCAGTATCAGAAAGATTTGCTATTTCGAGATTAAGTTTATTAATTCTATGTTCGAGAGTCCGTATTTTGTCATTTTTTGACAATCCGGCAAGATATACAGGAGGTTCTTTTTCAAGTGCCTCTGCAAATTTATTAAGTAATTCTCCGAACTTGTTTCGTCTTTCCTGTTCCTCTTTTTTTCTTTTTTCTTCCTGTTTTTTTTCAAATACCCTTCGTTTTGCACGTTCCCAAATTTCTTTGTTTTCTTCTTCTACATCTCTGCGTTCTCTATATGCTTTTAATTCTTCTTCTGTAGGCTCTTTCAGTTGTTTTTCAAGATCTTTAATCTTTTCTTCAATATTTTTCTGTTCTTCTTTTGAAAGATTAGCCCATTTTGTAGCCCTACCTCTATAAAGTTCACGTTTCAATGCCATTAATTTTAAGTGGTCATAATACGGATGATCTGGTTTTACATCACAAGAATCTTTTTCAAAATAATCGGTCTGAATATCGGTATTATTCTCCGGATAAAAAATTGATGGAATACTAGCACCATAATTATCTGCATAAAGCCTAATATATTCATTTCCCTGACTATCTTCTCTAATTGTAGCGTCAATTTTTTCAAGTTTTCCGGTTTTATCTTTAATACCATCTTTAGTAAATCTATATCGAGGAATATTTGATGTATCGGAGTTTTCGTTATAAGCATTGCTCATTCCCATAACGGTATTAAAAAACTTTTCTGCAATTGTAGAACCAGAAGCATTATTAAGCTGTTCTCTAAGCACATTTACTTTATTCCAAACTTCTGTAAATGTTTTGTCATCCTGCGGCATATATCTAGGGCGATATTGTTCTTTATCCATGTCACCAATTTCAACAACAACATAACCAGGATTTTTGAATTGATCTTCATAGTTAATTCTTACGGATGGATTAGAGATTTCTCCGGTATCACCCAAAGATAAAGAATAACCATCTCCAAAAGAGAGTACATCTGAATAATAGCCACCGAATTTTTTTCTTAACCATTCAGAAGAAATTGTCTGCCCTTTAACCTTTCTTCTAATCCATTCATTAATAGCATCGTGATAAACAGACGGAATCTCAAAAGTGCCCTTGTTCTGTTCTGCTATACGATTTCTAAAATCTACAAGTTTTGATTCGATTTCCCTTATTCCTTTTTGAGCTGCCCTTCTTTTTTCATCTTCTTCCCTTGTTGTACGTCTGTTACTGTAACCACCATTGGCAGAAAATTCCTTATTAAGTTCATTCAATCTGGTTACAAGCTCATTAAATTCTGCCTTATCCTTTTCCATATTGGCAACTTCATCAGCCGTTTTTTCATCAGTTTCTACAAGGTCTTTCTTTGCGTTCTGATTGCCAAGCATAGCATTAGAACGATTTTCATGCTCATTACCAAGAGAATCAAAAGTATTATTATTAATTGCATTTTCTACGGCTATATATGCTTCTCTTGTATCTCCCAATTCTTTTAATTTTTGAGCAACGGCTAATCTTGCTTTTATTGGTTTTGAATTTGGCACAACATCAAGAGCAGTTTTTATCTCAGTTATTATTTCATCCAAATTCTTTGTATTATTTTTTCCAACTATTAAATTATATGCACTCAACAAATCTTCTTTAGAAAAGTTTTCGGTTTCTTTTATTTCTTCCTGAACAGCTTCATTTGTTCCGTTTACATTCTGTTCTGCTGCATTTAATTCTGTAGTTTCAGCAACTTCGTCAGCCGTAACATCCATTTTCTGTAAGTCTTTTACGGCAAATCTACCCATTCCACCATTCCCGAACTTAACAAACATCATCCCATTTTCAAAATCTTTAACAACCTCTCCAACACGGCCGTTATAACTTACTTTATCTCCAATTTTAACAGAGTTGATTCCAGGTTTATTTTCTGTTTTATCTTCTGGAACAGTATTATACATAGAGTAAATCTTACGCATTAAAGAACGGTTCCATGTAGACTTAAAGTTCTTTTCCTGAGTTTCCTTTTCTTCGATCGTGATTTTCTCTTTTGTCTTTCCGCCCTCAACAACCTTTTCACTAACTTTTACAGTTTCAGTTTCCTTAACAGGTTTTTCCGGTACCTTATATTTCTCTCTGTTGGCTTTATTTGCAAAAAAGTTGTTCCATGTTTTTCTGTTTGTGAGATATTCAAGAACATGCTGTGCAAAACCTTGTTTTGTTACTCCATAAGCCTGATTGATATTGTTATTTGTATAAGCTTTATCAAGTGCATCTTCTTTCATTCCAAAAAATGATAAAAGAGCTTTCATAGGCTTCTTAAAATCTTCTGGATAGAAGTAGTTATACCCCTTACCTGTACTCTTAGGCACCCTTCGGATATACTTATGTGTTGTCGATTTTTCAATCATATTGTCATAATAAGCATCCATTACTGATTTCAAAATTACTAATTTAGCCATCTTCTTTTCCTCCTGAAAAACAAAAAAAGACAGCTACCAAAATGCAGATTTTTTTCTGCAAATTGATAGCTGCCTTTTTCAAAACAAACTATAGTTATTTATGTAAGTTATTTTATTACATTATCAGCATTTTGAAAAGATTAATTTTTATCCAAATCAGGATAATATCTAACCCAAGTTCCACGGCAATACGGATGAACAATTCCGATAGGACAACTACCTTCATTCTTGCCTTCCCATATAGCATATTTAGCATACGGATCTTTTATATGTTCATCAGGTAACGGAACATCACTCCAAAGAACAATAGTTCCATTAAGTTTCTTACATTGCTTACAAGTATTATCATCAATCATTTCAAACCGTTTGAAATAAACTTTTGAACCTGGTTCTGAGTTATAAACTTCTTCCTTACAGTAAGAACTATTAGAAGCCATCTGAACTTCACTATCTGCAATTCTCTGCATATCACGGTTCAAACTTGCACATTTATCAAAAAGATTCTGAGCAACTACACTCTTAGACTGTTTATCACGGATGCCGTCAATAATAATCTGCTGAATGTTATTTCTCATATCGTCTTTTACCCTTGTAACTCTCTGAGCAGCAGAATCCATAGCAATCTGAATTCTTGCTTGTCGTTCACGGCTTATAACTTCTCCGAATTTATCTTTCATGTTCTTTACAGATTCACTAATCCAATCAACATCATATCTTTTGGCCTTTAACTGAGATAATGACATTTTTCTGATAGCTTCAAGACTGTTTGTTTTTGAAAGTCTATCCAGAATAATTCCAAGGCTTTCAGATGATAAGACTATCTTTTCACCAATTCCGGTATAGTTTCTGTTAAGGTATTTTTCAAGTTCTACAACAAACTTTTTCCAATCAGATTCTTTAATTGGAAGTCCTGATTCTGGATTATAAAGGATTTTACCATTATGTCTTAACTCACCTGCCTTGCTTACAATTCTTATATCCGGCAAGTCAAAATAACTGATGACAAAGTTATAAATGGCTCTCGTTCTATTGGTAAACTCTCTGAAATATTTATCAACTATTTCTTCCTGAGCCTTATATACAAAAGCTTCACCTTTGCTTGCTCCACTAATATCAGCATCCAAAGATAAAGCAACCTTATGTACGGCCTTTTCAATTTTCGACCTGTCAAAATCCATCAGCCTTACTGTAAGATTTTCGTATCTCTGAGAACTATCAGCCGGAATATGCTTAATCATAAACGGTTTTTTATCTGCAATGGCATTAAGAGCTTTATTAAACTGTTCAAGTTTCTGCTGTTTATTATTCTCAGTAATATCAGTTATCTGAATGTCAAAAGACTTATGAATCATCTTGCCCTTCTTACTGAAAATAAAACTCTTAAATTGGTCTATTGTCATTGTAGTCATAGAACCATAAAAACCTGGTCTGTCATACTGTTTCATATAAGCCTTTTTGGCATCAGCAGCACTACTGAAACAAAGCATACATTTATCTTCATCGTATTTATGAGTAACCGGATCATTCTGATGAATGACATAAACTTTCTGAGCTTCTTTATCAGGGCCGATATAGCAATTGTGTGTTACTAAACCATTTGCAATGTATGTTTGTTCATCAGTCTGAATAGCAACAAATTCACCCTTATATGGCTTAATATCTGTAATTTCCAACGGTTCATATCTATAAGTCTGGCCTAAAAAGTTTCTTTTCTTTTCAAGAATAGGCTTAATAAGTTGTGTAAACTCCATTGTAACGTTATCAGCCATATAATCAGTATGTAATTTTATATCATCATATCTTTTTACAGCCTGATAACCTAATTTATTGATACACTCAATTGTGAACTTCATAAATTCATCTTGATTCTTTGTTTGAGTTATCTGGAATTCATGCCTACAATTCAAACAACCATCAGTATCAAACAATCCGGCAATATATCCACGACACCACTCAAAAGAATTAGGATTTTTCTCAAAAATAGATTTTATAAATCTTATTTTATTAATTCCCCTAATAGATAAAATTGCTAGATCCATTTTTGATACAATTCTTCTTCCATCAGCCAATAAAGAATTAGTCTGTCTAGGCTTTTCAATCTTTATATCTACAGTTTCAAGACCTAAATCATTCCAATATTTCTTTACTCTATGAATAACATCAATAAAATCTACACCTTTTCTAATATCACAATAAACCTGTTTTGATTCATCAAAAGAATAGCAGCCATCACCGGTATAAGCTCCATAAAGATAACCTTTTTTATAATCTTCAGATTCTTCCAAATCCTTATGATTAAAAATCATTACCAACTTATCACCAATTTTTAATTCATCAGCACGTTTCCAATATTTATCTCTAGTATTACCCTGAAAATAATAATGAAGATGACCTCTAGTAGTTCTTAACTTTACTCCATTACTAAGAGTAATATCTAACATATCATCTACACCTTTTTTTACATTTAATACTTTAGTAATAATCTGTTTTCTCTGATGGTATCTTTGAGTTTCTATTTTAATTCCAATAAGTTCATCACCAATCTTTATATCAGATGCACACTTTTCTGTATAATCTGACATTAAAATCTTAGTATCAGGACTTACACAATCCAAGTGATCCTTGTCTACTCCTACAGTTCCACGGATATAGCCGTAATCATAGTTCATGTAAGTTCTCCACTTGTGGCCATCCTTATCAGTTCCAGAACGGTAAGAACCTTTTTTATTTTCAATGGAAATATCCATGCCATAAAGCCGTGTTCTACCCTGTAACTTATGGCCTGAGTAAGTAAGAGATTTTATTACTTTTTTACTTGACAAATTATTTTGTTGTGTTACTATATTATTAGAGTTACTGCTAATTCCGTAAATGGATTCAATTATTTTATTGAATTGGTGAGCAAGCGGATCACCTAAACTCTTTGTCAAAACGCCTAATTTAGGATTTATCCAAATAGGCGTTTTATTTTTATACCAATTACTTCTTAATGGTGATGCTGTTTTTACATCATAAAATTCACCATCTTTTGAAGGTGTCAACTGAATCCAAGCACCTGAAAAATGTTTATTTTTTTCCCTAACAGCTATCAATCCTATCCCATTAGGAAATATATAACTTATATCATCTGTAATAAATTCTATAAAGTCTCTTGCATTATCAAAGCCAATATCTTTTAGATTTTTATTTCTCAAATCCCTATCTATATGCTTTTCACCATAATTATTCTTCTTGTCTTTTTCATTTTCAACACCAATTCTCAGTCTTATTTTACCGGCTTGTCTTTTCATTTTTTTTGCCATTTCTGGTGTTATTTCTCCAAAGTCTTTACTACCATTTTTTGTTAATACAAATTCACCATCATGCTGAACGTCTGAATTATAAGAAAAACCACTTCCGCCACTAATTCCTGTGTCTGGAGCTAATAACATTTTTCCATAAGTGAATCTACCTAAAGAATCGTGATTAGGGTTACTTTTTTCTAATTCATCATTAAAGGTTTGATAATAATTTCCATCCTGAATTTTATATAATTCATAATGAGCTGAAACTCTAGGATTTCTTACACCTGTTTTACATTTCTGTGGTTCATATCCTTTAGGTTCAAGATAATAGCCATACCTTAAACATTCATAAATACCATTAGGAATAGTCTGTTTTTCAAGTTCTGTAAACTTCTTATATTCATCAAAATCACCACGAGCAAAAACATTTTTACTTGCTCCTAACTTATCTTTTACTTCATCAAAAACTTCTTTTCTAACTTTAATCTTTGCCATTATTCCGCCTCTCTGCTCAGGTATAAATCAATATAGCCTTCATCAGTTCCCCATGTAATAACATTCATATATGCAAAAACATTATCAGTAATCTGGCTTACACAAAGATAATGTGTTTCACATCTTGTCGGTTTCTTTTCATAATGCTGCTCTACAACCTTTGAATACTCAAACAAGTCCAGGATATTTTCTGCAGCTTCAAAATGTTCTTCCGGTGTAAATCCGTTCTTTACAGAATTCATAACAGACTTTATACAGCCGATTTTATTTATTGATAGTCTGTTAAACCTGAAACATAATCCGTTTTCTTTCAGTTCAAACAGTTTCTTTCTGCATTTACCTACATGCTGTCTGAAATTACTTCTCAATACTTCAATCTGCTTTTCGTCTGTCATACATCCTCCCAAAAACTGATAGACTAAATAAGGTTTACATTTAATTGCTGCAATTTTTTGGCAACTTCTCTTGTTGCTTTTATATCAGAAAGTGCATTGTGAGCATTTTCCAACTCTACACCAAGATGCTTTGCAACAGTTCCAAGTTTTCTGTCCGGTAAAAAAGGCAATGCTTTCTGGAAACCTGCTTTCTTTACCTGTTCAAAAACATCTGCAATGTCAGAAACAAAATAATCATCAAAATTAAAACCGTTTCTCTCCAACAAGGCTTTCAGATGCTTTTTGTCAAATCCGACATTATAACCTGAAATTACAAGTTTTTCCGTTCTGCTTCCATCCGGTTTGAAAAGTTCCACAGCATTTTTAAGAAACTCAGCAATCTTAGGTACCTGTTCTTTTTCAGGTGGAAAAGATTTAATCTGATCTTCTGTATATCCGTGTATTTTCCCGGCTTCTTCATGATATTTAATTGTTTCAGATAACGGATTCAGATAAAAATCTCTCTCACAAATAACAACACCATTCTGTACAAGAATGAAAGCAAGTTCAAAAGCTGCAGAATCATCAACTTCAAGTCCTGTAGTTTCCGTATCAAGCCATAAAAATCTCATAGTTTTTTTCTCCAACGTAGTTTTATTTGCCCGTTTATTTAACCTATTGCAATTATTATGCAAAATCAGTCAAATAAACTTCTAAATAATCAGCATAGATTTCTGAATTGATTTATTCATATCTTCCGGCAGCTGTTCATCCATTTCTGATGGTAACTGTTCGTCCATTTCAGTAGTTTCGTTGAATTCGGTTTCTTCTCCACCTTCTTCACCACCAAAATCACCCATTCCACCATCCATACCCATGCCATCTTCTGCATTCTGAGACTGAAACAATTGTACAAGCTGAACATTCATAGGTAAATCAGCCGGATTTTCTACCTTGCTTAAATCAATCGGATCAAGTCCTTTTTCTGCTCTCTTTTCGTTGATTGATTTCCAGGTTCTTACTTCCTTTTCATCCAAATCTGCTACGGTATTTGGATTGTCTTTTTCGTAGCCTACGAATTCAAGAACATATTCAGGATTGATTTTTGCAATGATTTTATTCATGTACGATTCAAAGAACACGAGCAAATCACCGAGCAAAGAACTCTTTGCAGCCGACATCCTATCTCCGCTTGAACTGTCTACAACCGGCTGAGACTTCTGAACGGACATTCCCAATTCATCAGAAGAACAGCCAAACAAAGCCAAAACACCTGAGATAAGGTAATCAATCCATGCCTGGAATTCCATTTCTCTGTTAGTGTTAATCGGTTTCCATTCAAGTTTTGCATCTTTGTCACCGGAAGGAATAATAGGAATTCTCCACTGATTCTGAGGGCCGCCTGACATAATCTCTGTTATATATTCTTCCATTTCATCCAGAGCATCCGAATTCATATCTCCAGATAACAACATCATACCTTTAGGCAATCTGTTTTCGGTGAAGTTTCCGGTATTGTATACAAAAGTATTAATAACGCTTGTAATAAGGTCTACGGCCTGTTCTACAAGAGAATATCCGTATTTTGCATGGTAAATATCGGTTCTAGGATTTTCAAAATCAAATACCATATTTTCAAAGGTATAACCGGCTGCCGGCATACCGTCTACAATCTGTAAGTATCTGAAAGTTGTTTGATTTTCCTGTTCTGGAATAACACACTCAATTGTCGCAGCATCAACGGCAAAAAATGCTACCGGTTTACCACCTTTATCATACTGAATTTCTGTTGCTATCTGATCTAGTGTTAATTCATCCCTGAGCAGCTTAGTGCAATATTTTACAAAATCGTCACGACTAGGATCTGCATAATTACCTGTCGCACAAATAAAATCACGAATTCTATCACATTCTTTATCTTCTTTTTTGTTCTTTGGAATTAAATCATCAAACTTTTTATGAATAATAAATCCACGTTCATTACGGCTTGTAACCGGCTTCAAAAACGGTTTAATTTTTCTGGAAATATGATTGATACAAGTATTGATAATCCAGGCCTTAGATGCTACGGCCCTTAATGTTCTACAATGAATTCCACCATACTGAACCCTTGAAATTGTCCTTATGTTTTCAAAACATTGTGATGACACAAAATAAGGATCATAAAATACAGAATCAGCACCATGTTCACGGCCTTTATCCTGAAAGAAGTAAGTATTAAAAATGTTCTGGCTGTCCTTTTTTGCATCCTTCAACTTTTGAAAAGCACTCTGATTAAAAGCCTTCCTTTTTCTCAATAACTGTTCCGTGTCAATTTCTTCTCTTGCCATATATCCGATTCCTCCCGATAGGAAATTTAAAAATAAAAAAGCCGGCCATTGTTTTTTCAACAATAACCGGCTGCAGATTTCTCAACATACCTTATTTTACTTTCATCAAGAAAAGTAAAATTATCAAAATATTATTTTATTTTATTTTACACTATAACTTTTTAATTGTCATTAGTTATTTAATGATAAAATTATACTCTACACTTACCTTTCTTCTAACTTCCATTCTCCAATTTTTATAATAAAGAATGTATGATTGACAACCTATTTCCGGTGGTAAGCTCTGAATTACTCCACGTTTCAGCCATTGCCTTTCTGATATTTTGTTATCTTCCAGAAATTCTTTAATCTGGCTTTCAACATAATCTGCTATCTTTTGCGTAAAACTTTTGGCCATAATATTAAGAGATTCAGCAGCAAGATTAAGGCTAGAATCTTTTAATGAACCGTAATCAGTCCATTCTATCCTTTTCTGTAAACTATTCATTATTTATTAATTCTCCCACACTTAGGACATTTCGGCTGCTTATTTAATGGAGTTCCACAATATCCGCAATAATTAAACTGATTAGTTTTTTCTACGTTTATATAACCAGATCCGTTACAACGTTTACAAGGTTTACCAAGTATTTTACCGGTTCCCTTGCAATCTCTACACAATTCTTGCTCAAATTTCATAGGTTATATTATATCATCTCCAATAACGAAAATACAATGGAAATAATATCATACAAAAACAACCTAACACTTTTATAAAATCCAAGAATAGAACGAAGTAAATATATTTGCTTTTTGTTCCTTCTATCTTAGTTCCATCCAGAATAAAAAACAGGTAAATAAAACCAATAATTACACATGCTAACTCTAATCTAGTCATAAAAACCCTTTTTATATTGCTTTACCGTCTGATCTTCCACACCATCCGGCACCATTTCCGGTTGCAATTCCTTGCCATTCTATTACACGTTCCATCTTGCCTTTACAATCAGGACATTTCTGGCTATCTTTTTCTTTATCATAATCAGCCATCGGAATATCTACCGGATGCAGCCTGTTACAGTTCTTACAACGAAAATTATAATACATCTATTTCACCTCGCTAATAGTTTCCGGTCTGATTAATTCAAAACCTTTTGAGTAAGTTATTGAAATAGTAGGACAATTTGGATTCACTTCAAAATCAGTAATAGGGATATACCTGGTAACTTCACCTTTATCATTAAAGCTGAAAGGAATCTGGTAACGTTTACCTTCTGAAAATCCTTTAAGAATCTCAGACCATTTTTTAGCTTCTTCCTGAGTTAATATCATTCTTTCTCCTTATGTTCTGCATCTAGCCAATTACAGATTACAGTTACTAAATATAAAATAGTAAAATATGCAAACGGTATAGCTATAATTAAAAAAGACATATTTACTGTTACAGCATAATAAATAGAAATCACGGTAACCAACAGACATATAAATGTCATTACTTTTGGTTTCTTTGTAAGGAAATTTTCTACCTTCTTTTTAATATTTTTTATTTTTTGTTCCAAATATTCACCATTAGTCATTTCTATTTTATCTCCTTATCTTTCAATTTTTTCTGCATATCCATTGTGAACATCATAAAATCCTTATTGTGTTCCTTGCACCATTTCTGTAATTCTTTTATGTCATACAGATAATTCCAAACGTTACAGCCTTTACAACAGTAATGTTTTCTGCTTTCACAGACTTCAAAATCCTTGCACCTTTTTACAAAAACCGGCTTTTCATAATCAGGCAATCTTGACCGCATATCAGCAACCATAAGTTCTTTTTTGATTCCAAGATGTTTAATAAAATCATTGTAGCCTTTCATATCCTACTCACAATAAAAAGAATAAATTTGAATATTATAAATGCAGCCATAGTACATAAAACAGTTACCACAAGTATTAGCCCAACCGTTTTAACAGCAACACCAAAAGCTTCAATCCAATCATTTATAAAATCATTAATCTGCTTTTTCATAACTATTTATTTTTCTCATCCTTTATGATATTTACAATTTGACTTAATAGTTCTGCACCAATAACAAGGGCTGAATAACTTCTTGATTTTCTGGAATAACAACATCTATTCACTCTCCTTAAATAATGGTATTTCTTTCCAAGCAATAATTCCGCAACCACCAAATCCGAGAAAACCTCTATCTGGGTCATAAGTAGTTTTCTCGCCAATTTGATTTAAGACAACCTTATGCCCCTTCGGTAAATCATTCGGATTCTTTCTCAAATCGTGCCATTCATTAGCTTCGTTATAGCCAAACTTTGCACCGTCTTTGAAACCTTTTTTATAACCGATTGCTTCTAATGATATAATTTCATATTCATTACAAACATATTTTTCATCTGTTCGTTCTTCTGCTTCTTTCTCAAACATAGTTACTCCTACCACTTAATTTCTAAAACATCGTTGAAACTTCCGCAAAAGTTCTCTAGTAGTAAACATTCAAAACCTTTTCTTTCCAACTTCTTTTTTATCAACCAAGTAATAAATCTATAATCTATTTTGAACTCAACCGAACACTCTCTTTCGTGTGCATTTTCAATCGTAAGTTCTGTTACATCTTTTAACCATCTATATTTTCTTCTTATCCACTTTTTCCAATTCTTTCTTGTTCTTTTTCGTAGTTTTTCTAAATCTGTCATAGTTACTCCTTATCCTAAGTAAGCATCTTCGTATTCCTCTTGTTCTCTACTCTTTCCATAAATTTCATCATAAATATCTTCGGCTTCACCGCAATAACGTTCTGGTTCATAACAATTTTCGTGTCCGCATCTTGGACAGTAATCATATTCATCATAATCGTATTTTTTACCACAAGTATTACAACGCACTATGAACATTTTTCTTCCTCCAATATGTTTTGTAAGTCTGGTAACTTACGTTCTTTCACATAATACTAGGGAATAAACTTATATGTACTCCCCATATCAACAAAACCAATTTTACAATCAAATAGCCGAAAGTAAAAACTACATTTAATTCAATAAGCCGTTTCAATAAATCTGAAAAAGCAGAATCCCAACACTCATATTCAAGCCAACTTCCAACAACCCACGATACAACGCTTACAACCCAAGAAGTCCAATAGATTTTTTCAAATGTTGTCATTTCTCCACCTCGTTTAATGCTATATCAATAGCCTTATGCAGTTTCCGACAACAATCAATGCAGATTTCTTTACGCTCAACTTTCACAGGGAAACCACACCCTGTATAATCGGAATCCGCATATTTCAGTAATAGCGACCCTGCAAATCCTCTGACTTCTCTCTTGCAGACATCACACATCTTCCTCTCAATCGTCTCAATCATTTCTCCACCTCGCTTTCTTTGTTCTCTGTTTCTATTTTGTTCAATCCTTTTTTTAATTTAGGTTGATTTTCAAGTAGTTTTTGAAGAATGGTCTTTGACGCTTTAGAAAAAACCGAAGGGTGAAACTTCTTTCTAAGTTGGAAAAACTCCAACAATTCCTGCCATTCTGTTACTGTAAAAGTAATTTGAACATCTTGAAAATCGCTTGCATAAGCAATCCTTGTGTGTCCGTTTGCGTCTACTATCATCATTTCTCAACCTCGCTTTCAAACAGTTTAGCACCTGTCTTTTTATAAACCTTGCTTATTGACTCCGTGTACTTCTTCTGTTCTTCTTCTGTGAATGAACGCATTGAAGATAATTCTCTTAATCTTAATTCTTTTACTGCCTTTTCTAACGTGTTTATTCTGGCAAGAAGAACCGAAACAACATCTATAAGAACCTCTGTGCTAGTCCGATAATACTTTTCATATTTGAACACTAATTTTCTTGCTTCTTCTTTGTAGTCCGTCATTTCTCTACCTCGCTTAAGAATTGCTCTGTATCAACCTGTATCGGTGTTGGTGGAATATTACCGCCTTTTGGTTTGAATAATTCTACCCATTTTGCAAGAAGTTCCTTTGCAGTGGTGAGTTGGTTATCTTTTTCAGTTTCTCCAAGTTGGTAATAGCCACATTCACACTTAATGCAGTTCTTACACTGTTCACAAGGTTCATCTTCATCGCCACCATAACCTAAACAAAGTTTTCCATTTTTCTGTGCTTTTTCACATTCAATAGTTAAGCCTATATGACATTTCAGTTCTGCGTTTTCTTTTTCAAGGTCGGCAATTCTTTTGTCCTTTCGTTCACACTCTGTTTGCATTGTTTCTCTAAACTTATCTCTTATCCATTCTTTTTGTTTTTCATATTCTGTCATTTTTCTTTTATCTCCTACTCAATTCCGTAATGTTGTTTAAGCGACAAAACCATACTTTCCATATTTTTATCACGCATAGTAAGTAACTGTTTGTGAGTTTCCATACGCTTCTTCTCAACGGCATTAAACTTATCAATGAGTTCTGAATAATGTTTTGCATCGAAGGTCTGTGTGGCACATCGATTCATTTCATTAAAAATCTTTTTCTGTTCCTGTATCAAAGAACAAGTTTCATCAAATAATTTGTCAATCTGCATTTTCTTTTATCTCCTTAATTACTTACACCTTTAATTATTTCCATCTGCTTTGGATAACATTTCTGTATAATTTCGTTTTTAAGACTTCTGTTCTCTGCTTCAAGATATTCTATTTGTTCTTGCAGCTCCTTTGTTGCTTCGGTTGCAAACTTTACCATAAGTCTTACAGTTTCTTTGTGTGTATAATCTTCTTGCCTTACTCCACAAAAGAAATTAACAATCATTTCTTCTGCTTTCTGTTCAAGTTCTTCTGTCATTTGCTAGACCTCAAACATTTCGTTATTTTCATCAAGATAATCCCAGATCTTCTGAGTTATTTCTTCGTCCGGAGTTTTGGAAACATAGTCATCAACAGTTTCATCATAGACTTCATAAGAAGTAACTTTTACACTCTGCAGCTCAAAACCGTGAAATCCCGGAGTACCTGGATCACCGTTCCTTAAATATGGACGTTCAGGCTCACAATCTTCTTTAGCCTCAGCTTCAAAAGAAACTCTGATACTGTCATTGTCCATATAAAAATCTTCCTTGTTGCAATGTGTCATAAACTCCATAACTATATCTCCACGGCAATATATTTCCATCTGATTTCTGTTGATGGATAAACTATGTAAGGATTATTTTTATCGTTTTCGTCTACGTCTATAAGTTTTGCAGATGCATTAGTTGTAAGTCCGATTGTAAGAGATGTTATGTGATCACCGTAATAAACTTTTTTACCTATCAGGTCTTTCGCTTCCTTAATGTCTTTTGGTTCATAAACCCTTAACTTAATCACTTTCTTCCACCTCCATAAGCATTAAGAAAAGCCTGTAATCTGGCTTCTTCAACATCTAACCTGAGTTTTGCTGTTTCCATCTGATACTGAGCAGCTCTCATTTTGTATTCACTCGCTTTCATTTCGTTATAAGCTCTGGCAGCATAATAATGAGTTTCATTGTATTTATTGCAAAGAACCAGGAAACACATGAGTATGCACAGCACTAAACAAAGCAATGCCGTGTTAATTAAAACTTCTTTCAGTTTTATCATGTTCCCTCCCAAAAAAACCGGTTTCATCACCGGCATAAAAATTCAGCCCAAAAATGATGGCCTTTATCTGTCATTTGGAACACATTTTATACACCTCATTACCGGGTAGGGAAAACGTTATAAAATGCTGTCATACAGACCGCCCGGCCAAGCAGAGCAAAGTCTTTCAACATGCTTTTCTACGAACCTTTACACGCATCCTGACTTCACTAAAATTTAGATGAATATATCGTAAATTTTACTTTTCCACTTTCAGTTCACGAGCTTTTTCTTTGAACCCTTCCGATGCATTCTTCCAAAAGTTTGCCATTGATTCTTCACCATTCTCTTTGTACTCAATGGCCTTTTTGCAAGCTTCATCGCTTTTGTTCATCAGTTCTTCATACTTTGTCATGTTCCACCCCTTCATTTGACAAAAGATTTGTATTATAAGTTTTAATTCTCTCCGTTAATCAGGAAATCAGCCGATACACCCAACACATTAGCAGCCTTCTGCAAATTATCCATTGTGCATTTAATGTGATTAGTTTTCTCTCCGGATTTTCTGAATATCACTATTCCTTCATACTGACAAAGCCAAGAAAGGCTGTATTTCGGACTTGTTTTTCCATAAAGTATAGCCAAGCAATTGAGAACCCTTTTATCTATTGCTGTCTGCTGTTCATCTGTTACCTGTAATTCATTAATAACTGTAGGCTCTGTAGTAATGACTACTTCTTCCAGAGTTTCTTCTGTTGTTTCTTCTTCTGCTGTTGCAACAAAAACAACGAGTTCTGGAGTTTCTTCAACAGGTTCTTCTGTAGTTTCTGCTACTACACCTCTAGTTAAAGGAACTTCTGCAACGGCTACTTCTTCTGATGTCTGATTTACTGATGCTGCTAATGTTTCATAGTCAGCATAATTCACAGGATCTGCACATCCTGTAAGTGCCAATACAAAAACTGTACTTAAAACAAAGGTAATCTTTTTCATATCTCTACCTCCAAAAAAAATTCCCTGCCGATGCATGACTACCGACAGGGAACAAGATTTTCAAGTTTCCCTAAAAACCCATAGCAAAAGTCATGCTCTCTGCTATAGATTCTTAACGCTATTTCTACCGTTCTGATTATATTATAACGCTATTTTTAACGGTTTGTCAACAAAAAAGTAAGTATTTTTCTTACCCTGAATTTCTACCAATTTTCCTTGTCTGGCTTATCAAAACCGAATTTCATGTTTACCTGTCTTAATGATTTTCCTTTTGTTATAACGGCTGCAGATCCTACACTCTGTTTGAATTCCTGTTCTCTCATTTCTTCATAAAGCATCTGTTTTTCTTCCAGGTTCTTCTTTATCTGCTCTTGCTTTTCTGGTGATATTCCGGCCATAAATTCTTCTTTCTTTTTTCTTCTCTGAGCATAGAAATTATCATTCTTTGAATCTGTTGAAACTACAGCCGAATTTGCCAAAGCCCAAGCCCAAAAACTATCAGCATGGCCTTTATCATCTCTACTCGCATCATAACTAAAATGTTTTCCACCACCTCTATCAATTCTTTTAATACTATGAATCTGCATGTGAAAGTCTTTATCATTACTCAGCAAGAATTCTTTCTGTTCAAGGCCACGTTTTACATCAATTGCTAAAATCTCTTTTGATTCCTGAGTAAACTGAACACCTTCTACACGATCACCAACAACAGCATGAACATCTTCATAAATATTATCACCAATTCCGGTTCTATCAATTTTTCCACGGAATATAGGTAATTCTTTATAGGCTTTTATTATCATTTCTTTTTGTTTTTTGTAAGTTTCATTCTTTAATTCAATTCTGGCAAAATCTCTTTTCTTGCCATCGGCAGTTCTTCCCATTAAAAACAAAACACTTAAATCTTTATGGCGGCCTACATCATAACCAAGAAATAAAGTCTTTCCGTGATATTCTGGCCGGTAATTAAGAATAGCTGTATCTAAATCTTTATAAGCCTGAAAATCTATTCCACGGTTATATTCCCAATATTCTTCATCACTCATTTTTTCACACAAAGACAAATCAATATCAGATTCTCTCTTTCCAGGTGTGTTTTCATAAATCAAATCAAGTGAAATATAACTTTCCGATGAATCAATAAACATACATTCAAACTCTTGTTGAAAGGTATCTATATCACTATTCTGGAAAATCATTTTTAAGATTTTTGTTCCAAAGGTCTCAACACGTTCTTCCGTTGATAACTCTGGAGCAATTTTTACAGCCGTTGGAACATCTACACAAAGATCACGGCAGAACCACCACGGAATATTGTAACGTTCATAATCATAACGTTCTTTGTCAACTAAAATGTCGTAGAATTGTCCGATTTTTCCAAGCGGAGAAGAACCCATTTCAATAGTTCCACCACGAGAAATAACCGGTAAAGCTGCATCATAGACAAGTTTCTGCATTTTGGCATTGTAAATGGCAAACTCATCAAGAGAAATATCACCACCTTTACCACGAGGTGGACGGCATGGGATAGAGATGAGTCTGGACTGAGTAATACCGTTTTTATCCTGAAAGCAGAGCATGGACTTATTATCAGTTACGAGCTTTTTCTTTGCATCACACTCAGGCATAGAATCATAGAACTGTTTGGCATAAGAGATTTTTTCAAGGGCATCTTCTTCGTTGTAAGAAACGAACTGTTTTGTATATCCTACCCTATCGGGATCCATTGCCTTTATCAGCCCTTTAAGGCTGCAGATGAAAGACCATCCAACACGTCTTGACTTAACGATAGCAATGAACCTGGCAAAAGATTTAATGTATGCATCCTGCCAAAAATCGAGAAGTAAATCTTTCTGTTGGAATTGCATATAAGTGTATGCAAATAAAAGCCGTTCATCTTTGGTAAACATTTACTCCACCTTTGTAAAAAAGTTTTCACCCAAAGTATGCATAGACTTATAGCCATTATCAAAAGGTCTTACAAAACAGAAACATCTTTGTTTTGGATTCCATTCCAAGGTGTAAACCTTTTTGCCGAACATATCGACAATGATTTTATCCCCATGACAGCAAGGTGTTCCGTTCTCGTCCTTAATATATCCACCCTGACAAAGTTTTGATTCAATCTCTGGCAAAGTGTCGAGAAATTCTATGGCTCTATCACAGTCAGTCTCTACAGTTTTTTCATTTGCATAGATATGGCTTGCCCTTTCCTTTTTTAACAACATTTTAATCCAATCAATCAAATGTTTTGTTTCCTGTTTCATTAAGCCTTCTCCAAAACATAAGTAACAAAAAGGATATTACGCATTGCAGCAGATGTAACATGAGTAATCTTAAAACCTTTATTCAGCAAGCCTTGAAACCGTTCAAAAATTTCTTTATGCACAGCATCAAGTTTTTTATTGCCTATTTTGTAAACCGTTGGAATTGTAATTGTTGCAAAGTCCATAAATCCCCCTATATAGCAACCTTTAACAGAACTCTGTCTGATTCCTTTACCACTTCAACCTTTTCGATAAGGGCTGTAGAAAAACCTTCAATGTCAACAATTACTTCTGAGAGAGCATACCCTTCATGGCACAATTCCTGTAATTTGTTGGTAAGTTCTTTAAGAGTAAAGTCCTTTAATATCACTTTTTCCACCCCATTTCTTTGACGTACATGAGCCGTCCTTTAGAATCCTTTTCAGTACATGCATCAGTCAACTTGACTTCTACAGTTAAACCT